TTCGCTGGATTGAAGATCAACTCTTGGCGATCATCCAACGCCGTTGCCAACACCCGGATGAGATGGTTGCAGCGGATATATTGGAAGCGTGCGCACCAGGCATCCAGGTTCGCTACTGCCGGCGCTGCGGATCGGTCAAAACCGACTGGGATCCAAAGCCGGGCAGGTCGCCATTCGCTTCGATCCCGCATTACTGGCGTTCGCCGGATCCGAATTTGTGGAGAGGCTGATGATGCGAGCCCATCTACTAGCGCGCTGGCGCGCCTTGCTCTGCCGACTCTTCCATGGCGGTGGATACGTTGGCTTTGACTGCGATGGGCCGTTTTGGGAGTGCCGGAAGTGCGGACGGGTGGTGCGATGAGCAAGTATATGCAAGTGAAAGTGTTCACCGCCTTCGGTGAGGCGGGTATCGAAAAGATTGAAGAGGAGGTCAACGAGTGGCTGCATGAAAATGAAGACATCGAGGCCATCAAGACCGAGACGTGTATGTGTTCGGTGGGCTCTACATCGGAGCTCTATCAATGCATCGTGATCACTGTTTGGTGGCGGTAGTCAGATGGCCGCGCCCCGCAAGATCCCTGATGCCGGCTACCAGCGACTGCTGCGGGTTGCACTGTTGCGTCGGCAACTACCCACCAATGCCGAGCTCGCGGCCGAGTACGGATGCACCGAGCGAGGCATTCGCGATGCCATGCATCGGCTTTTACTGTCCGTTACGACGGTTACAGGCGACATTGATTTCAGCAATATCGCGAGCCAACCGCTATTCCCCGCCGGATCCTCGCCCAATCCATGCCCCGGATCTCCAAATCCGAGCAAGAAACGAACCTCCTAAACGAGGTCAAGGCCAACTTTGCCGACTGCGAGCAAAGTGATGGCGAGGCGGATAACCGCCAGCAGATGAAAAACGACCTGGAATTCTGCTACGTGCCCGGCGCGCAGTGGGATCCGGTCACCCTTCAGAAGCGCGTCGGGCGCCCGAACTACACCTACAACCGCACCGTCCAGGCGGTGAATCAGGTGGTCGGGGACCAGCGCCAGTCCCGGTACTCAGGCAAGGTCCGAGCGGTCAACAAAGATGCCTCGCGCGAGGTCGCGACCATCTACGGTGGCTGCATTCGCAACATCGAGGCGTGCTCGAGTGCGACCAACATCTATGACGATGGCTTCAAGTTCGCGGTCGCCGGTGCCTATGGCGCATGGCGCATCCAGCCGTACTACGTCTCGGACGATAGCTTCGAGCAGGACTTGCGAATCCTGCCGATCCCGAACCCCTTCACCGTGTATTGGGATCCGGTCAGCACCGATGCCTGCAAGGGCGATGCGAACTGGTGCGTGGTCGCTGAGCGCATGAGCCGGGATGTGTTTGAGGCGCAGTACCCGAACGCAGAGCTGACCTCGATCGATGTGCCTCGGGACAATCGCGGTTGGATCGATAGCAAAACCGTGCGCGTCGCGGAGTACTTCAAGCGCACGGCGAAAGACCGTGAGATCGCGCTGCTCTCCGATGGTCGCGTCGTCGAGTACGGCAAGGATCTAAAGTCCATCGAAGAGACCATCGAGGAACTCTCGGCGGGCGGCATTGCCATTCCCACGATCACTAAGCGGCGCAAGCTGAAAGCCTGGTTCGTGAAGTGGTGGAAGGTGAATGGCGTGGAGATCTTGGAGGGCGGTGAGACCGACCTGGTTGCCGGGGCTGAGTACCGTTGGAAGCGCATTCCGGTCATTCGCGTCCCCGGTCGGCACATCAACATCGAGGGCCGGCAGTATGTGCAGAGCCTGATCCGGCATGCGAAGGATGCGCAGCGCACCTACAATTTCAACCGCTCCACCATGGTGGAGGCGGTGGCGCTCACGCCCAAAGCCCCGTACATCGTGACGGGCAAGATGATCAAAGGGTATGAGGATCAGTGGGGACGGGCGAATGCGAGCAACGTGCCCTACCTGCAATACGACGTGGATCCGCAGGCGCCGAATGCACGCCCAACCCGTGAACCGCCGCCCGATGTGCCGGCTGCATTGATTGCCCTCGCGGCGCAAGATGCTGAGGACATCAAACAAACCACCGGCTATGTGAATCCGGCGATGCCCGCGGATCAACCGGGCGATACCGAATCCGGCGTTGCGTTGAACACTCGGATGATGGCTGGCGGCAGTGGTGCCTACGAATTCACCGACAATCACCGCCGTGCGATCCAACTCACGCACGAAATGCTGATCGATATGATTCCCACCGTGTTCGACACCGAGCGGCTGGTGCGCGTGATCGGTGAGGATGAGGTGGAGGACTTTGTAGAGGTCAACAAGATCGGCCCTGAGGGCGTCATCAACAACTTAAAGAAAGGCGCTTACGACGTCACGGTCACGATGGGGCCGGCGTATGCCACTGCGCGCCAAGAGGCACTGTCCACCATGATGGATGCGGTGCAAGCGATGCCGATCATCGGTGAGGAATGCGCCGATCTCATTGTCGCCAATCTGGACGTAGAAAAAGGCGATGAGATCACCAAGCGCATTCGAGCTCGAATGATTCGCGAGGGTCGCATCCAGCCCGAGGCGCAGGATGAAAAGAACCTGCCGCCGCCGCCACCGCCCGATCCGGTGCAGACCGCGATGGTCGAGCGATTGCAGGCGCAGACCGCTAAGGATGCCGCGCAAGCGCAAGAGATCCTGGCCAAGCTGCCGGCGACCATCGAGCAGATCGTGAACAAGCGGCTCGAGTCGCTGCAGTTGGCGAGTGACTTGGCAATGACGGGTGCTGATGTGGCGCGGGAGCGTGCAGCGGCTGCCGATGGGGTGCCGACCACATGAGCTTGCTGACCAAAGAGCACTCGGCGGCGTCTGCGCAGGCCTATTACGAGATGGAAGGCAACTGCAACACGTGCAAACACTTGGCGCGCGTGGCGCATGCCAAGAGTCCGCATGGATTCCTGCACGGACAGTGCCTAGCGAATCCGTTCGGTCAGATGTTCCTCATGACCTTCCATCCGCACGATCCGATGCACATGGGGTGCTACGAGGATCGTCGCAGCGGCGAGCGATGCACGGTCGCGATCTGGCGGGAAACCGCCGACTCTATTGACGCGGTGAAACCAACAGCCTAACTTTATGGCCGACCCTACGCCTACGGAGCCGGCGCAAGCGCTCCCAGCCTCCTCGGTGGCTCAAACCGACCCGCCCGCGGCCAGCGTACCGGCCGATGCAGTTACCGAGCCCGCGGCCGGTACCGAAGTCCAACCCGCGACCGGCGACAACGCTGCCCCGCCCGCAGCAAGCGATCCGCCTGAGGCAGTTGAGCCCCAACGCAAGCCTGCCGACCAGCGGATCAAGGAGCTGATTGCCGAGCGTAATGCGCTGCGTGCATTGGTTGCTCAGACACCTCCCGCGAAACCCGCGGCCGCTGAAGCGCCAAAGCCGGCAGAGCCTGAGAAGCCCCCGGCGATTGAAGACTTCGATGACGTCAATAAGTGGTCGGCTGCGTTCGCGGCGTACACCAAGCGCGAAGCGGCAGCCGAGGCACAGACGGCCGTTCGGACGGCACTGGGCAAAGTTGAGACCGAGCGTGCGCAGCAGACAACACAACAGGCATTCGCCGAACGTGAGGCTGCTTACGCACGTGAGAATCCCGACTATGCCGAGGCGGTGGGCGATCAGTCCTTAGGTCAGTACGTGACCCAGACGATCAGCCAGGTGATTGTCGAGTCTGAAGTTGGGCCTGCGCTCAGTCATCACCTCGCCACACACTTGGACGAATTGCAGCGCATCGCCCGGCTGCAGCCCCACCAGCAAGCCAAAGAACTGGGCAAGCTCGAAGTCAAGATCGCAGCGCTTCCCAAGCGGCAAGCAGCTCCACCGGCAAAGGTTGTGCAGCAGACCAAAGCGCCTGCGCCCCCGAGCCCGGTGGGTAGTGCCACGCCAACGCGGTCCATCGCTGAGATGCCGTTGGATGAGTACCTCGCCAATCGGCCCTGGGCGCATCGCAACTAGGCGTTGAGTCTCTGCTGCTTGCTCGAGGAGCAGTTCGATGTCCAATACGTTACTGAACTCAAGTGTGATCCTGCGTGAGATTTACGCGATCATGCATCAGAGTTCCAATTTCATTTCGACCACTAACCGGCAATACGATTCTCGCTTTGCCAACAAGGGCGCGCAGATCGGTCAGCAGCTGGATATCCGCCTGCCGCCGAAGTTTGTCACGCGCACCGGCAACACGATGCAGCAGCAGAACATCGTGGATCGCAAGGTCCCGCTGCCACTGGCCACCATCAGCGGCGTTGACTTGCTGCTGACGCAGGAAGATCTGACGTTCAAGATCGAGGATCTCTCCCAGCGCATCCTGCAGCCGGCGGTGTCGCAGCTCGCAGCCTCGGTGGAAAACGCCTACTTTCAGCTGTGCTACAAGTCGGTGGCGAACTTCGCCTCCAGCGCGAGCATGACCACGACCACGGCCTACATGACCGTGTTCTCGCTCCAAGACAGCGGCCGGTTCCTGTCTGAGAATCTGGTCCCCACCTCGATGCGCAATATGATCTTGAATCCGCAATCGCGGGTCGATCATGCCGGCGATGCGAAGGGGCTCTTCCAATCGTCCGAGGCGATCCGCAAGCAATATGTGGATGGCATCATCGGACGCACGGCCGGGTATGAGTGTTGGGAAAACACGATGGTCCCCACCCATACGCCGGGCACCTTCAACGGCACCTTGTCCACCACCGTCACCACCACCGCAGAGAGTGGCTATGACGGCACCGGCAATGCCTACACCACGAGCTTTGGGCTCAAGTTCGATGTCACCACTTCCTACAGCTTCAACGCAGGCGATGTCATCACGATCGGCGGTGTGAACGAGGTTCACCCGGAAACCAAGGCGAGCTACGGACGCCTGAAACAGTTCGTGGTCGTGGCCAGCACGGCGGGCACCACCACCGGAACGCTCACCATCTCGCCAGCGCCAATCCTCTCAGGCGCCTATCAGAACGTGAGCACGGCGGTGGCCGACAACGCGGCCATCTTGGTCGTTGGATCGGTGAGCGGCGCGGGCAGCGCAGGCCGCACGATCTTTGGACAGTCCCTCGGCTATCACCGCGATGCCTTCGCGTTCGTCACTGCCGACCTCGAGGATCCCTCCGCCTATGGGGCGTGGGGTGCCCGCGAGGTGTTCGATGGCATGAGCATGCGCATCTGGCGCCAGGGCGACATCATCAATGGAACGTTCCCCTGCCGTATCGATATTGCGTGGGGCGGTGTGGCGGTCTACCCGGAATGGGCGGTACGCCACGGCAATAGCCTGCGCTAATCGTGAGTCGCAAGCGCCGTTGTTAGATCGGCGGCGCTTGTGATGATCGATTCAGTTCCACGTGAAACTGCTTTGTTGGAGAACACTGTCATGACGCAAATTGGATATGGGCCGGACGATGTGATCACCTGCCCCTGCACCAACATCAAAATCGGTGATGCCGCGACCGACAAGATTGGCTTTTTCGGGGCAACGCCAGTCGCGAAGCCCTCGGTCACCTGGCCGAATACCGCGACGGCCACCACCACGCTGAATGAGGCGAAAGCGAATCGGCTGATGGTGGCGCTGGTCAATCTCGGCCTCATCGTTACCACGTGACGGAGTAGCAATCTCGAAAAGATCGCGGGCGCTTGGCCGACTGAGGCGCCCGCGTGTTCACGCAACGTGCAGCGGCTTTGAGGTGATACCGACTCAAGCGAACAATGACGAATCTCTATCACGATGAGGGACCGCCTGCCGCCGGCCAAAAGGTGATGCTCGCGACGCCATCGTATGGCTCGCCGTGCCCCACCTACGTGTTTGCCATCGCGCGCAGCCGTGAGGCGCTCAGTGGCGCCGGCATCCAATCCGCCTATCTACTGCTGCAGGGTCATTGCCACGTCGATGATTCGCGTAACGCCATCGTGCGGCTGTTCCTCGAGTCCGATTGCACTGAGTTGATGTTCCTGGACGCCGATGTGGACTGGGAGCCGGCCTCGCTGGTGCAACTGTGCCAGCGCGACTGCGATGTGGTGGGCGGTGTCTATCCGTACCGCCGCGAGGGCAGTGAGGAAATGCCCGTGCGCATGATTGCGCAGCGCGAGGCCGTGGATGGCCTGTTGGAAGTGGAGGGCTTGCCGACCGGGTTCCTCAAGATCAAGCGCCACGTGCTGCAAACGATGGCCGAGGCCGCGCCCAAATACTGGGACAAGATCTATGAGACGGCGCTGGTATTCGACCGGCCAACCCCGGGCGCGGACAAAACCCGCTGGGGCGGGGATGTGGATTTCTGCAACCGCTGGCGCGCCCGGGGCGGGCAGATCTTTGCCGATCAGGAGATCCGACTCGGGCACACCTGCACCGTGGTGGTTCGGGACTCACTCGGTTCCCACGTGCGCCGGGTGACGGGCCGCACGCTCAAGTATGTGGCTGAACGCATCGCCGCCGGCACCGAGAGCGAGGGCGACTATAACGAGGTCTTCAAGTACGGCGGCAACCCCTATGCGGCCGATCCGTGCATCTTGGCCTTGGTGACGGGCATCGCTCGGCAGTGCCGAGGCGCCATTCTCGAGACCGGATCCGGACTGTCCAGCGTGCTGATGGCGGCGGCCGCACCGACGCAGCAGGTCTATTCGCTCGAGCACTTGGAGCACTACGCCGCGCGCACGGTCGCCTGGTGTGAGGAGGCCGGCATTGCCAACGTTGGAGTGTGTTGCGCGCCGCTCAAAGACTTTTGGTATGACATCGATAAGTTCGGCCTGCCCAACAAGTTCGCGTTCGGCTTTTGCGATGGACCGCCGCGGCTGTATGGCACGCGGCGCCGATTCCTCGAGGTGTTCGGCGCGCGCTGCACGGTGATGCTGATCGATGACGTGACCTCCGACGCTGCCTATCTGCGGCACGTGGCTGACTGGGCCGCCGGGAATGGTCGGGAATTCCAATTGCTCGGACGCGCGGCGCTGCTGAAGAAACAACCCGCTCAGTCGCAGTCATTGGAGCAAGCCGCATGATTACTCGGATCCTGGCGGCGACGCCCACCTACACCGGTCAGGTCGCGGTGCCGTACCTGCAGAGCTACATCAACACGTGGGCACATCTCGCCGTGAACGGCGTGCAGATGGAGCTCATGTGCGCCAATCACTTTACCCTGGTGCAGTTCGCGCGCAATTGGCTGACCGCGAAGTTCCTGGCGGACGAAAGCTTCACGCACCTACTCTGGATCGACTCCGACCTCGGCTGGTCGCACGATGCGGTGCTGCGCATGTTAGGGCGCGACAAATCCTGCATCGGCGGCATCTATCCGCTGAAGTGCAAGTCCCCAACGTTTCCGTACGTGGAGGAGTGCGAGCCCAATGAGGACGGGATTCAGCTGTGCGAGCGCATTCCAACAGGTTTCATGCTCATCACCCGCGAGGCGATGCAGCGGGTGGCGCTTAGCGTGAAACACTACAAGATGAAACACGGGGAAGAGACCTTGATGGTCCCCAACGTGTTCGATCTGGTCCAGGAAGGCACCGAGTTTTGGGGCGAGGATTTCGTCTTCTGCAAGCGCATGCGCCAACTCGGCATCGAGATCTGGGCCGAGTGCAACATCGATTTTCAGCACATCGGCTTGAATGCCTGGACGGGCAACCTGGTGCACAAGGTGGCGAACGGGCCGCTCACCCGGCCGCTGTATCCGACCGAAGGCTTTGGCGACCGCGCCAAGTCGAGTGCGGCATGAATAAGTTACGCGCCGCGATTGCCGCGCCGCTCGAGGTGCATCAACTCGCTGCGAATCTCGGCGCGCCGCAGCTGGTGTCAGTGTCAGCCGTGAGCGGGGAGCCCGAGCCGATTGCCGCGAGCGCCCCCGCAATTCGTGCTGGCTATCGCGAGTTGCTGATCGGTGGCCGGCAGAAAGTCAAAGTGCTCGGCCGCAAGCACCTGCGCAGCTTCCAGAACTGCACGCATCTGCCCGAGTGGAACGGCTACACCTTCAGCTTCGAGGCGAATACGTTCGATGAAGTGCACGCCTATCACCAATTGCAGCGGATGGGCAGCCAGGGCGACTACTTCTCGCTGTTCGCCACCTTCAGCGAACTGTGGCGCGTGCTCAAGCCCGATGGCGTGTTGTGCTTGTCGCTTCCCTCGCCGTTTTCAGATTGGATCTGGGGGGATCCCGGGCACACCCGCGCCATCACCATGCAGACCATCACGTATCTGCAGCAGCCCGAGTATGACAAGCAGTTGTTGACCACCGCGATGGTCGATTACCGCGATATCTATAAGGCGGATTTCGAGCCGGAGTTTCTGCAAGACGATGCGCGCGAACTGCGCGTGATCTTGCGCGCGGTGAAGCCATCGAGGTGCAGCCGTTGACGACGATCGCTTGGGATGGCAAGACGCTCGCCGCGGACTCACGCTGCACTTCGAGCGGCTTGCCGTATCGGGTGAACAAATGTTGCCGACTCTCCGACGGCATGCTGTTCGCGGGCGCTGGCACCATGTCGGCCTACGATGCCGTGCGTCAGTGGTTAGAGAATAAAGGGCCACGCCCCGAGGCTCTAAAAGACTTCACGGGCCTGCTGATCGACACGGATTCGAGCATTTGGCTGATGGATGAAACAGCGAATCGATACGAGATATTTGCCAGCTTCTTCGCCATTGGTTCAGGCCGGGATTTTGCGATTGCCGCGATGGCGCTCGGCAAGTCCGCACTCGAGGCGGTTGAGCTCGCTTCGCGCTTCGATGTGTGGACTGGCGGTCCGTTGGTAGAGTTGCCGTTGAAGGAGCGCTCAGCATGACCACCACGGTGATCGAGATCATTAGCGCCTCCCTCAGGCTGCTTAACGTCATCGATGAAGAGGAGACGCCGAGCGCCGAGCAGGGATTCAAAACCCTGCATATCTTGAATGACATGTTGGCCGATGCGCGCAGCGATGGTATCGACCTCGGCTGGCGCCCGATCGCAGACGCCGATATTTCCATCGACGCACCGCTCAAGCCTCAGGACGTGCGCGGCGTGAAGTTGTGGCTTGCGATCGAAACGGCGCCCCACTTTGGGATCGAGCCGCTGCCCACGGTGAAAGAACTGGGTAACGATGCCTACGCGAAGCTCGCCAAGCGCGCCATCAAGTTCACCGAGTCCGATGTGAGCGGGCTGCCGATCGCCGAATGCTCGGATTGGACCGTGCAGACCGCCTCCCATGGGTGAGGCGCTGCCGCTGCCGATTGCCTCGTACCGACTGCCGACCTCGCAGGCCTCGAGCGCGCGGCTACTCAATTGCTACCCCGAGCAGGCGCCGAAAGATGCCCGCAAGCAGCCCACCATCCTGCGCCGCGCGTGCGGTATCTCTGCGTGGGGTGGCGTCGATAGTGATTTGGTGTCCGTGCGCGGACTGCACGTCATGGCGGATGTGCTGTATGCCGTCATCGGCTCGAGCCTCTACCGCGTGAGCGACACCGGCGTTGCCACGGCGCTCGCGACGATTCCCGGCGGCGCACGCGTCTCGATGGCCGATAACGGCAGCGATCTGGTGACGGTCGATCCGGGCACCACCGGCATCTACGCGTACAACGCAGGCCTGACCACGCTTGCCGACAACGCCATCAAGGTCGGCTATCTCGATGGCTATTTCGTGTTTCTGCGCCCCGGCACCCGCCAAGTATTCAACAGCGGCATCAATGCTGTGACGTTGGACGCGCTGGATGTGTTTAGCGCGGAAGCCACCTCAGGTGCGTTGCTCGGCCTGCTGGTCGATGGTGCCGAGATCATTCTCACGAAAGACACGGCAGTCGAGGTCTGGTACGACGCCGCGAACGATACCGGTTCACCCTTCAGCCGCTCCCCCGATGGCCGCATCAAGCTCGGCACCGCCGCCGGTGAGTCGCTGTGCCAGCAAGACAACTCATCGTTTTGGCTGGGGAACGACAAGACGTTTCGCCGGCTGCAATCCACCACGCCCACCAAGATCAGCAATTTCGGGATCGATTCCCAGATCGAGCGCCTTGCAACGATCGCCGATTGCTTCGGTTTTGACTATTCACTCGACGGCCATCTGTACGTGTGCTGGACCTTCCCGAGCGTCGGGCGAACCTTCTGCTACGACTGCGCGACCGAGGAGTGGCACGAACGCGGCAGCTATGGACTGGGCCGGTGGCGCGCCAACTGCACCGTGAACGCCTATGGCATGCAGCTCGTGGGGGACTCACTCTCCGGAAAAATCGGAGTGTTGGATCCCGATGTGTTCACCGAGTGGGGGCAGACGCAGGTCTGTGAGTGGGATTACCAGTTGGTCGCGGCCCAAGGCAATCGACTGTCGCACCGTCGCTTCGAGCTCGGGATCAACACCGGCGATGGCACGCTGACCGGGCAAGGCTCGGCGCCGGTTGCGACGCTGATGATCTCGGATGATGG